ACAGGTGGACGTAATGGTGCAGATGCTGTCTAGACAAGCGAAGCTAGCTGGTAGACCTAAGCCACGTCCTACACCTAAGCTGCAGAATGTCACCATACGTGACTTCGGTGGTGGGCTGAACGTCGTTGACAGTGAGCAGAACTTGACGAGTAAGTTCGCACCTGTGTTCGACAACATGGTGACTTACACAGATAGACGTGTAGGCCCACGCCAGGGCTATGAGATGTGGTTGAAGCTGAAGCAGGGCAATGAGACGCAGCCCGCATCAGCACTGATGACTATCAGCACCGTGTCAGAGTCACGTGTTGTCGTACTCAATATCACGCACGGATTGTCAGGCACCAACGTATTAGCACACATCACGATTAGCGGTTGGACTAGTGTCTACAACGGTGTGACACCTGTGATGTTGAATAGGACGCATAGCGTTAGACGTGTCATCAACGCTGGCGCAGTAGAGATAGTAGTCACCAACTCAGCCACAGGCACAGGTGTGAGTGGTGCTAACACTGTAAACTTCAGCATCGACACGCACATGCTCGGTGGTGAGCCTATAGAGTGCAAGTACTTCGCCAACTACATCGTCGTGTGGACTAGCACAGGCGAGATATTCACAGTTGATAGAGATAAGAATACACAGCGTATATGGAGTGCTGCTGTAGCATTCGCATTGCCAGGTGCACCTATAGCGTGGACAGCCACCGATATGATCGCTAGTGACATATTCGGTAAGGAGTTGATATGCAGCAATGGTAGAGACAAGCCATTGTCGATTGACTTCACACGTGATGACAAGGTGATCTACTTAGTAGACCCAGGCAATAGCAGCAGCAATGCTAAGGTGCCAGCGTTCGATGCGTGTAAGTCAGCGTTCAGGTACTTCACTATACATGATACAGAGGTACTCACACAACCTGAGTGGACTACATCTATACGCATAGCAGCCAAAGATACATCAATGGTCTACTCAGATTCGCCCGGTGCGGGTGACAGTGTAGACATTGATATGAGCAAGATCGTCGCTAGTCCTGAGCAGACGGTGCGTGGGTTCGCTACGATCAAAGACACATTGCTAGTCATACAGCCAACAGCTACCACGCTGATGAAGTATGGCACTACAGCTACCATCAGCGGCGGCGATGTACACGATCCACAGCCTATAGACACGCTCAATAGCTTCGGTAGTAATGCACCTCGCAGCATCGTTGAGATAGGCAGCGACGTGTTCATGATCGACTTCAACGGTGTACCTAGTGCGAAGCTGTCATCTACAACTAACGCTGTAGTACCTGAGCGTGTGAGCAATTACATCGAGAGCATGATGTCGGCTCACATCGGTAGACTACGCAAGGAGACAATGAGACTTAAGACGTTCGGCTTCTTTGATGGTAAGAATAAGTGTGTACACTTCTACATGCCTAAGTTCGACACAGAGGACGATAGGCTACTAACGATTGACCCATTCTACTTCGATGATGACATGGCTGATGATGAGTTCATGAAGTCAACGCTCATCATGCGTATAGATGATCATCAGCTTGAGCAGGGCGACATAGTTAAGATCAGCAACGCTACAGGCTTCAGTGGTATCATCGCTGCGAACATCAACGGCGAGCGCACTATCATGGGTGTGCTCAATGAGAACTACTTGCTAGTGTCTATAGGTACAACATTGCCAGTAGGATCAACACCCAGTTCGACTAGTGGTGGTGGTAACAATGTGAAGATCGAGCCTGTCATTGATGGCACCATAGGGTACATCTACCACTACGTACCACAGCTAAAGCTTACAGCGTGGGCTAGGTTCAAGACTAACAAGTTCCTACGCTTCAACTGCGGCTGCAACACAGTAGAAGGTAGGTCGTACCTATTCACGCCTGACGGCTACATGATGCGCTACGGTTCACCTGATCACCACGTGAGTGCTGATTGGTTTCGTATGTATGACTTCCCGCATTGGACGAGTGGACAGCAGTACCGTGTAGGTGACCGTATATATGATAGCACAGATGATCTAGTGTATAAGTGCATAGTAGATGTACAAACAACCGCTAGCGACTTCGCTACAGCACGTGCAATGGAGATCGACTCTTGGGAGGAGTACTTAGGTGAACCTATAGACTTCACATGGGAGCTACCGTGGGCTGACTTCGGTGCACGACAGATAGCAAAGGCTATGCGCTTCACACACATAGATGCAGTAGGTGAGGCACAGTTCACACTCTCTCTGTTCGCTGACAACATATACAAGGACGCAGCCACAGGTCAACTTAAGCCAGCTAGACAACTAACCTTTGTACCTAATGACGCGGGTGCATATGGTGCTGGTGCACAGGTGTATGGTGCTGGTAGACGTACACGTGAGCAGAAGTTGTGGATGGTGCCTATGCGCTTCAAGTTGATGAAGGCACGCATGACTGGTAGTAGTGTGAAGCCATTGTCAATCAATGCACTCAGCTTCTTGTATCAACGTGGCAGCGTAATAAGAGGATAGACGTATACAGCGTATAAGCCATTGACAGAGTTACAGAAATGTGCTATCTAACTACCTACCACATCACAAGCGGCCAAGGCGCGCTGGCTTCATTGCCACATCATATTATGGTGGCAATGTCATGGTAGCTAATATACGCGGCTACACACCTAACTACGACTTCAAGCTTATTAACTTCGACACACCACGTTGGCATACGCTTGAGTATTCCAACTGGAATATGGTTGATGCGTTATTTAGACAGACAGGTACAGGTGAGCTACGCGGTGAGTGGACTAACAATATACACTACTTAGTCGGTGATCGTACATTCGACGGCGACACTGGTAATATATATAGAGCATTAGTAGATCACGTCAGCGCATCTACTGGTACATTTGAAGAAGATCGCGTACTACATCCCACCTATTGGTCACTGCAACTAGGCAACACACCCGTATACCGCGGGCAGTGGTTACCTGATGTTGCGTATGTAACAGGTGACATCGTAACTGTAGATGTGACTGCATACTACTTGTGCTTAACTAAGCATACATCTGGCCCAACTTTCCCACCTGATATAGCGTACTGGCAAACCATATTCGACTTCACCAGCTTTAGCAGCATGGTGTTGTTAGTTGATAATAACCTGTCAGACGTTGCTGACGTTTCAACATCACGTGATAACTTAGGCTTGGGTATCACACAGACACCTACGTTCGCACAGGTGCTACTTACTGCTGTACCTAGCAGTGCTACACATGGTGCTACTAAGGGCTATGTAGACGCTAAGCCTACTATATACATCGGTGATACACCACCTGTAGGCGTTCCTCTCAACACACTGTGGTGGGAGAGCGATGTAGGTACACTGTTCATACTCTATAATGACGGCGACAGTACACAGTGGGTGCAAGCTGTACGTGTGCCTAATGCTGACTTCTTCGTGCTTAAAGGTGGTGACACTATGACAGGCCCGCTCGTATTGAGCGGTGATCCTACTCTACCACTGCACGCTGTAACTAAGCAATACGCAGATGCTCGCTTCGGCATCCCTGATGCGCCGGTAGATGGTACAATCTATGGACGCAAGGACGCTGTTTGGGTAGCTGCTGGTGGCGGTAGTGGAGGTGCTGGAGGTGCAGCAACAGGTATAACATATACACCTGTTGGCAACATCAGTAGCACTGATGTGCAAGCAGCCATAGCTGAACTTGATAATGAGAAAGTCGCTAAAGCTGGCGATACTATGTCCAGCTACTTAACACTTCATGCTGATCCAACTAACACACTACACGCAGCTACTAAGCAATATGTAGATAATAAGACAAGTGCTGGTAGTACAGCATTAACTACTTCATTCACACCAGTCGGTAATGTTGCTGCTGTTAACGTGCAAGGGGCTATAACTGAGGTTGATAACGAAAAGGTTGCTAAGTCTGGCGATGTGATGACAGGGTTGTTAACACTGTCAGGTGCACCGACTAACCCACTACATGCTGCGACTAAAGCATATGCTGATAGCCTTAGTGGAGGTGGAGGTGGACCTGCTCCAGCGACAGTTGCGCCGCTCGTAGAAGGTACGGCTGCTGTTGGTGTTTCACTCAAGTACGCACGCGAAGATCACGTTCATCCTTCTGGTGGTGGTAGTGGTGGAGGTGGTGGCACTGCATCTGGTATCACATTCACACCGGCTGGAGGTGTAGCTGCTACAGACGTACAAGCTGCAATAGCTGAATTAGATACAGAGAAGGTTGCTAAAGCTGGCGACACGATGACGGGTCCGCTGAAGCTGCCAGCAGGAACAGCGACAGTAACGGCACTCAACTTCGGCACAGCATCCACTGGACTTCTTGGGACATCAAACTCAGTAATCGTGTCGGTAGGAGGCACAACTCGGCTGAACGTCACAAGCTCTGACGTGAATGTAGGGGTGGAGTTTTGGACTACTACCGGGACTTTAACAGCCCCAAGCGTCACGCTAGGCCGTTACGGTGTTGGGTTCTACTCACCTAGTAGCACATCACTGGCGGCGATTGTCGGTAACGTGGCTCGGCTAACAATCTCCGACACGGTGCACACCTCAACAGTGCCGTTGACCCTGCCATCAGGCACTACGGCTGCTCCAGCATTAAACTTTGCCGGATCAACCAACACCGGGTTTTACTGGTCTGCTTTCACTGTGAATGTTGTGATCGCTGGCACGCTACGTCACGCACTAACCAGCGGCGGTCTACAAACACCTGACGGTTCGCTGGCAGGCCCCAGCCATACGTTTATGTCTGAGAGCGGCCTCGGATTTTATCGCGAAGCGCTGGCGAGTGTTACGGTTGTTGCAAATAGTACGAAGTTAATGAACTGGACGATCTCCGCAGGCGCGCCAAAGATAACGTCCTACGCTCCGATCCTTCTGCCTGCTGATCCGACACTGGCGCTACACGCCGCCACTAAGCAGTACGTCGATGCCCGCGATTGGGTGCAGATCACGCAAGCTGCTTACGACGCGCTGACGCCACCTGATGCCAACAAGCTATATGTGGTGGTGGGATGAAGCTCAACGACGCCGACAACATCTATCTCGGTGGTGTTAATGCCGACGCTGTATATGCGGCTGGTGTGAAGGTGTGGCCGTCGTTTCCAATAGTCAAAAGCGTTGCGACCACTAGCAGTCCTGCTGGAACGACGCACAACGTGAACATGCCAACTGGCGTTAGAGCCGGTGACTTGTTGTTGTCGCTGGTTGGCGTAGGCGGCGTGTCAAGTCTTGGTGGATCAGCCTGGACAACAATGGACAGCTTGTCGGCGCAATACAGGATTGCGACAGGTGGTGGGTCAGACACGTTGATCTATAATTTGTCCGGTGTTTATACCCTGCTTGGCGTTGTTTACTGTATAAGAGGCTACGTTGGTGTGCCAGTGTCAGCGAGTGTTGTATCTGCTGCCACTGATACAGTTTACGACCCACCGCCACTTACACCTGCATGGGGATTAAAGAATACACTGTGGTTTATTTACTGTTCAGGCGGAACACCGAACGGTGAGACGTATATCGGGTTTCCAGCTAATTACGGCAACACTTACAATCTTCTCCCGACACCAACAAAAGACATTCACCAGAACCTCTACACTGCACGGCGCAAGCTACGTGCCGCCACCGAAGACCCAGGCCTAATCACCGCATCAGGGCCAGCCACTGCCCGCGCTCGTACCATCGCAGTACAGGGGATAGCATAATGTCATTCAACTTCCCCAATGCACCTACTAGTGGTGATGCATACACCAACTACGTCTGGGATGGTGAGAAGTGGCGCATTACTGTTAATGCACCTCCAGGGGGTGGTGGCGCTGACAATGTGCCTAGCAACACAACACCACTCATGGATGGTGTTGGATCACCCGGCGTAGCACTTGATTACTCTAGAGGTGATCATAGGCATCCTACTGACACGACACGCTACCCTGCGGCTGGTGGTACAGTGAGTGGTAATGTAACCATTCACACCGCTAGCCCAGCATTGACGCTTGATAAGACTGCTGGTGATCAAGCTAGTAGTATACTTGGTAGTGTTAATGGTGTAAGTAGGTGGGTTTTACAGCCAGGCAACGGCGGCGGTGAAGGTGGTAGTAACACTGGTAGTAACTTTGCATTGTATCGTTGCAATGATGCTGGCGCTATTTTAGACGCACCACTAACAGTTACTCGTAGCACTGGCGATATAGCACTTAAGAGCTTGAGTGTCTCTGGTGCTGCAGGGGTTGTAGGTAATATAACTACTAGTGCTAACTTCGTATCAGCAGCAGCAGGCGGTTTGTACTTCGGTCCTAGCAACACGAAGTATCTTGTGCATGATGGTGCTAGTACAGCTTACCTCGCTGGTAGCAGTCTCAACGTGCAGCATGGGATGATCGTTGGTAATGCTGACATACAGACTATGCGAGCGGGCAACCCTGCTACAGGTCTTGTCTTCTTCGGTAACAGCGGTGCTTCATATATACACTACAGCGGTGGGACGTATGGCTTCACTCATCCAACTACTGCACCCGGCGTTAGTAGCAGTCAAGGTTTGAATGTTGCTGGTAGCTCTGTCATCGCAGGCAACTCTAGCGTCAGTGGTAGCTCATACATCACGGGTAATGAGAGTGTCTCTGGTACACTCACTGCAACCAACATAACAGCTAACTGGAGCACCAGTCTCAGTAACTATACTACTTTCAATCAGGCAGCGGGTAGCATCTATCAAGGTTCTCCAGGCTCTATATCAATAAATGGTGCTGGTGGTGGTTACTGCACATTCATATCATTCCATCGCCCCGGTTCGTATGGTGTCAACTTCGGCCTTGGTGCTGATAACCGTCTGCGTGTTGGTGGTTGGTCATTAGGTGGTGCATGGTACAAGCTGTGGACTGAGCAAGACTTTACTAGTCTACCGTATACGCCTGGAGGAGTAGTTATCAATGGACAGTTAACATATGCGGGTGATGTTGGTATCACTCCCTATTCATATGATCCTACACCCGGTGCAGTAGTAGTGGGTGTTGTTCAGGATAGTTACACTTTTGTAGCCGCTTACATGCGTATGAGATACGTGCAACTTCAAAATCTCGATGGCGGTTGGTGGACAATGGGAACGGGATGATGATTGTAGATCATGGCATGTGGCAGATATACACGCCTGCAGTGTTACCTGAACACGCACCTAGCGGCGCTATATACTCACGCAAGGTGGAGACAGGCGAGGATTGGTATCAGTATCAGAAGAAGTTCGATGGTTCTACTGTTGTGATGACTGCACAGCCACTAGAGGATGGCAGTTATTTAGTACAAGCTGTGCATAAGCTAGCACAACACATATTCCCAGGCATCTGGCGTGTTATTGAAGACACTGAATACACAGGTAGCGATCCGTTCACTGACTACAATGGGTATGTATACAACGCTGACAGTCGCAAGATAGGTGACAAGTACGTGCGACCTCGCATAGTGCCACCACCTACAGAGACAGAGACAAAGATACTCGGTGTGCTTGATACTATAGTTACTAGGTTGGAGAGACTTGAAAGAGACAAGTAATGTTATATACACTGCTCATTGTGCTGTCATTGTTATTGAGCGGTTGTGGTAACTTTCGTAACAGTTTCGGTACGGGCTTCGGTGGTGAAGAGGTAGTTATAACTAGGCCACCTGATCTGTACACACGCGCAGAGGTAGATGCACTCAATGCTGAGTTACAATGTAGACAGCTAGCACGGTCAATGCTGCAAGCGCAGCGTTGTGGCATTAGGAGGTAGCTATGTCCATAGGTCTACTGTTCTGGGTGCTTATGATCCTGTGGTTCTTCTCATGGGTAGGTACACGCTGGGGTGGTCTGACTGGGCCTTACCTATACGCGAGTGAGTTCCTCTTCTTCGTGCTGTTGTTCTTACTAGGATGGAAGACATTCGGCTTTGTGATACACGCATGATTGTCAAGCAGATCGAGACACCTAAGCACGCAGTTGATGTTGAGGAGTTAGCTCAACAGCATCACGCTGAGTTCGGCAAGGCGCGTCAGTTTGCTAAGAGCGCAGTAGGTGAAGCGTGTTGGAATTGCGTACTAGACAAACGACGTACACAGGTCAACTGCTGGGTGGCTTATGATGATCACGATCATCCCGTGGGTTATATTGCTGGTACTATTCATCGCAGCTTCTATAGTTATAGTAAGTACGCAGTACAGGAGATGTGGTACGTGGTGCCAGGAGCTAGACGATCTAGCACAGCCACGAAGCTACTTCGAGCATACGAACAATGGGCG